ATACCATTAATTTAAACACTTGACAAGCACAGAGTAATCCCTTATAATGCAAACTGCTCCATAATTCCTGGAGCGTCTAAATAAACCTTGTAGTTGTAATTCTTAACAAACTATATGAAACTCAAACAACTGATGCTCGCACCTGTTGCTCTGGGAATGGTTGCTCCTGTTGCTGCGAATGCCGCAGATCTTAATATGGCAGCAGTCAACCAATATACTTCTCAAGAACAGGTCACGAGTGTCACTCAATTTTCTGATGTCCAACCTACTGATTGGGCATACCAAGCACTCAGCAACCTTGTAGAACGTTATGGTTGCGTTGCTGGTTATCCTAACGGTACTTTCCGTGGTGGTCGTGCAATGACCCGTTATGAGGCGGCAGCACTTCTGAATGCTTGCCTGGATCGTGTAACGGAAGTTACTGACGAACTCAAGCGTCTTGCCAATGAGTTTGCTGCTGAACTTGCCGTCCTCAAAGGTCGTGTTGATGGTCTGGAAGCACAAGTTACTGAACTGGAAGCAACTCAGTTCTCCACTACTACCAAACTGCGTGGTGAAGCAAACTTTGTTCTTGGTGGTGTTGATAAGTATCAAACCAAGAAAGGTGACATTGCTCATACCGCATTCAACTACGATCTTCGTCTGAACCTGGATACTTCATTCACTGGTAAAGACCTGCTGAAAACTCGTCTGCGTTCTGCTAACTTCAGCAGCAATCCTTTCGGTTCTAGTTCGTCCATTTTCAAACTGGATAAGGCAGACAACACCTCTGGTGCAAATGGTAATAATGTAGTTATCGACCGTCTGTACTATCAGTTCCCTGCTTTTAATAACAAAGCAACTCTAACTGCTGGTGCTCTGGTTCGTAACACTGAAATTGCTTGGATCCCTACTGCTTATAAGTCAAATATTCTTGACTTCTTCCAAGTAGCAGGTGCTCCTGGTGTGTATAACAAGGCAACTGGTTCTGGTTTCGGTATCCAGTATGGTAAGAAAGGTCTTGTTGCTGGTGTAAACTATGTCGCACAAAATGGTGCTGATAGTTCCACTGGCGAGTTTGATAAGTCTGGTGCTCTGAATACTTTGGCACAAGTTGGTTATCGTGGTACTAACTGGGGTGCTGCATTTGGTTATCGTTATGGCACCGAAGGCACTCGTGTTCGTACCTATAACGGTCTAAATGGTGCTTCTGGTACTCTGGTTCCTGGTCAAACCTCTAATGGTTATGCTATCAACGCATACTGGCAACCCACTCAATCTGGTTGGGTTCCCTCTATCTCTGGTGGTTATGGTTGGAACACTGTAAGTGGTACTAAGAGTGCTGCTACCAACAGTCAGTCCTGGTTTGCTGGTCTGACTTGGGATGATGTGTTTGTTGATGGTAACTCTGCTGGTGTTGCTATCGGTCAGGCACCTACTGGTGAAAACCTTGAAAAAGCAACGATGCTTGAATTCTTCTACAAGTATCAAGTGTCTGACAACATCAGTGTCACTCCTGCTATCATCTATGGTAGCGATAACCAGCGTCTTGTTGGCAACTCTTCTAACTGGGGTGGTGTGATTCAGACTACCTTCAAGTTCTGATAATCACTACATAGTGTAAATTGGGGGGTTGACAACAACTCCCCTTTTTTAGTATAATAGGAAACGAGTTAGGAGGTTTATGTCTCTTATTTCCCAACGAGATAGGCAACTTGCCATTGAAGCACTTACTTGTTATGCTAGAGTTAAAGAAACTTTAAATTGGTCTGAAAAAGATAGAATGGAAGTCAATGCTCTGATTAATTGGATTAAACTAGAATATTCTAAAAATGAATATTAAATTATGGTATTGTGAATCTATGAGTTTGTGGCGTTGGACTCTTACTGATAGTTCAAGACCTATTATTAAACAGGAATCAGGTCAGAGAGAAAATCTTCGTGATGCTATGAATGATGTAGCAAATACAGTAGAATACCTTTTAAGTCAATCTTGACTTTTATGGGCGAATAGCTCAGTGGTAGCAGCTTCCCGTTTACACCGGGACGGTCGGGGGTTCGAATCCCTCTTCGCCCACTTTATAAATACCTAAAAAATATGGTATAATGGAAAAGTTATTCAAACTTCTGTCTGATACTCAGGCAAGTCTTTTTGTTTTATTTCAGAAAACTTGGGTGTATCACTGGAATGTAACTGGATCTGAGTTTTATCAGTTTCATACTGTTTTTGGAGAGCAGTATGAGGCAATGTTTGAAGAGATTGATCGTCTCACCGAGCACATGAGATTTCTAAAAATCAAACCAGTTAGTACTCTTAAAAGAATCACAGAAGTTTCACAAGTTGAAGAAGCAAATAGTTCTTTGGGTGCTATGGGAATGGTGAATGATTTAATTAAGTGTAATCAGCAAATTGTAGACCTTTTAACACAGGTATCTGACGAAGCAGAAGCACAAAAATCAAAGGGCACTATTAATCTTGTTGATGATTTGAATGAAGCACACGGAAAATTTATTTGGATGTTAAGATCCTTTACTGAATGAGATACAATGGAAAACTTAAGAATCAGATGTCGTTCCTGTGGTAAGGAGATGGAAGGGTATCAAACTAAAACTGTGACTTGTGGATGTCCAAATATGGCATCTATTCGTGGAGACAAGATTTCGGCAGTTGACTTATCACAGATAGTTATGTTAAACTCTTATCATACAAAAACAAAGTCTGGTGTTCTTACAAATGAAGACCTCGCTTTCCAGGAAGCAAGAAGACAAAGAAAAGTAAGACGATTAGATTTTGAAGTCCGTTGAGGACTTTTATTGGTAGCGTGGCAGAGTCCGGTTTATTGCGCTTGTCTTGAAAACAAGTGAGGGTAACACCTCCACTGGTTCAAATCCAGTCGCTACCGTTACAAATATTACAAAATTTAAGATTGTCTTAAACACTTTCTTGAAATCAACACATACTTGACAAAGTAAAAATACTCACTAGTATAACTAGTAGTATTCATCTCAAACTTATGGATCAACACACCTACGACAATTGGGTGAAGATCAAGGAAACTTTCGAAGCTTCTGGAAATCTAGATAATATGTTTTATAAGAGAGCAGTTGAAATTGTAAAAACCCGAAGAGACCCTCTGGCAAAGTTTCTTGGAGATGAAAAATGATGGAACCTTTTGATGATGATTATGTGACTCGCACTGAAGTTCAGGAGATGATCGATGCAGCAATACGACGACACAACCGTAATGCTTCTATCATTAGTATGTGCGTTGGTTGGGTGGTTCTTGCTCTATTTGCTGAGGGACTTCTAAGACTTGTAGGTGTGATTCCACCACTACTTCCTTTTCTTAAAATTACATTAAACTAATGATATCTTTAACAGAAGAAGATTTACAAGAACTCCAAAAAAGAGTTTTACATCAAAAAATAGAAGAATTATTTGAGGAACCATCTACTTACGAGGACGAAGAAGATGAGTAGCACTATTTTCAACGCAATCTGTATTTTTAGTCTCATAGCAATTTTCCTAAATTGGGGACTCCATAATGCCTACCCACAATAAGAAGTATCAGTTTGCGATGTCTGCCTTTGTGAGAATTCACGGGCATAGTGTAGTCCATAATCACGACATCAAGCAGTTTTGTTTAGAATGGTCTGAGTGGGGTGTAGATGCCCCTCTAGCAGGTTTGAATGAAGTAGACCAATACTTTTACTATGAATATAAGAATTGGAGGGGAAGATGATTTTTCACATCGTAGAAACACTTGCAACAAGTTCAGTTTGGTTAGGACTTTGTGGATTTGGCATTATCGTTGTTCCTATTCTTGGAATTATGATTATACATAGTAAAAAAAGCGTATGAACGGTGAGTGGTGTTATTTTAAATCGTATTTTTCTCCTGATTATTGTCAGTCAATTATAGAAAGATCTAAAAACCTTCAATTTCAAAATCCTAATCTTGGAGAAGATGGTTTAACAAATAATGAAGGGTACCGAAAAAGTAAAATTGCTTGGATTTATTCGGATCTTTTTCCTGAACTTTATGAATCTTTATGGGAAATGGAAAAAATAGTAAATAATGAATGGTTTGGATTTGATATTGATAATTTAGAATATGTCCAATTGGCAGAATATGATGGTAGTTATAATGGTTGTTATGGAAAACATCAAGATGTATTTTGGATTAATAATTCACCAAGACATAGAAAATTAAGTGCTGTAGTTCAATTGACCGATCCATCTAAATATGAAGGTGGAGATTTGAGATTATTTGGTTGTTCAGAGTATCCAGATCCTATTGAAATTAAACAACAAGGAACAGTAATATTTTTTCCTTCTTTTACATATCATCAAGCAGATTCTGTTTTAAGTGGAACTCGTCATAGTTTAGCTGCTTGGTTTGAGGGACCTAAATGGAAGTGACACATTTACTTGACAGAAGAAGTAAAAAGTATTATAATTAATAACTAACGGGGTGTAGCGCAGTTTTTTATAAATATTTGGGAATACAAATTGTAGTCCCAAATGAAAACAAGAATTTGTAAAACATGTGGAAACGAAAAATCTCTTGACTTGTCAAAATTTCCATCTGCTGGTATAATAAAAGGAGTTCAATATTACAGGCACAATTGTATTCCTTGTTACTCTAAACAAAAACTTGAGGAGGGTTCTTTAAGAATGCAAAAGTTTAGAGAATATAAAAAAACTTTATCATGCAATAGATGTGGTTATAATGATTATAGAGCACTTGAATTTCATCACCCCAATGATGATAAAGATGATTATGATCCTTGCGTTATAGCAAGAACAAGGTCTTGGGAAAATGTTATTAAAGAACTAAATAAATGTGAGGTTCTTTGTTCAAATTGTCATCGAATAGAACACTTTGCCGGGCATTAGCGCAGTTTGGTAGCGCGTTCCGTTTGGGGCGGAAAGGCCAAAGGTTCAAATCCTTTATGCCCGATTGCCAGTTTCTTCACTGGTACACTTGACATAAAACCTCAAGTATTCTATAATATCTGAGTAAACAAAACAAACAAATGTCTCTGATTACAAAATTCAAGAAAGATGTTAGCACTCTTCGTCTTGCTGCTAACGGGGAAATCTACCTTGATGTAAAGAATCCGAAACTTTATAAAAAGGTCCGTCGCTTTTATGAAAATGAAG